GTAGCTGTCCGAGGCGCTATAGACAGTGGCTGTGGGCCATTGGCTGCCGTGATGGCGCCGGCGCAGCCAGTACAGCAAAGCCGCGGCAATCAGAACGATGACGATGATCAGTGCGGTATACATGCTCACTCCTTGGTTGATGGTTAAGGCATTTCACTCGGCTGCACCGGCGCATCCACAACAGCTTCCGGATCAATGGCATGGCCTGCGGCCTGCAGCAGCGCGAGGCCTGCGGGCAGATCGGCATTGTCCAGGTCGATGTAGGCCCGGACGCTGGCGTCTTTCACGACGGCCTGCACCTGCGGATTCGTGTCGGCGAGGATGGCCCACTTGAGCGGGCCGAAGCGATCGAAGAAGGCGCCGACGCTGACGCGGCGGGGAGCAGGCTCCGGTTCGGGGTCACCGTGATCCACGGCCCTGCGCCAAGCGCCGGGATAGTTGGCTTCGGCAAATGCTTCGTCGGCCACGATGGTGTCAATGACGGCATCGCCGTCTAGGATCTCGATGCGCATGGTCATGTCATACCCCCGTGTCCGCGTAAAAATCGAGGTGGGCATAGCCATTGCCCCCCACTCCACCATTGACCACCCCACCGCCGCCGCCCCCTCCGAGTCCACCTTGCCCTCCCGTTGCGGAGCCACTAGTGACCGACCCGTTGGCGCCGCCTCCGCCGCCGATTCCACCGTCCCCTGCAAATTGAGCAGAGCCCGAAGCTAAGCCGAGCCCTCCCCCACCGTTAGCACCCCCTGGATATGCGGCGATTCCGCCAGCGCCGCCGAAAAACGGAATGCCCCAATCCGCCAGACCTCCATCCGCGTACGACGGGCGGCCATTGACATCCACTGACCTGCCCAGCAGGTCCCTTAAGCCCATGGCGCCGCCACCGGGCCCCGTCGATGACGCCGCACCGGTACCGCCCCCGCCACTGCCATTGACCGACGCTGAGGTCGTCGTGTTGTTCCCCTGTTCGAGGATGTCGACGCCCGCGCCACCTGTCACGACGGACCCGGCTGCCCACCCGGGCCGAACGGAATCTGCACCGAAGTCCCAATTGGACGATGGAGATGGTCCATTCGCGGGCGTCGATGCCGAACCGGATTTACCGCCAAGACCGCCAAAGGCGGTGTACGTCACGCCGCCAACGACGACCGTGGTGTTGCCACCGGCCGTTCCATCGCCAGCAGTACCGATGCGGCCAGCGCCACCAGCACCGATAGACACCACGACGGTGTTGCCCTTCTTCACGCGCAGGACTTTCGCACCCCAAGAGCCGCTGTAGCCGCCCGTGGCATTCGTGCCGTTGGCGCCTCCTCCGCCCGCTCCCATCCCCCGAAAGACAACGATGCCGTCCTGGGGTGCAGTCCAGGTGCGGGATGTGAAGAAATTCGTTGAGAGAGCGGGGGCGAGCACTGCGCCCCCGCCGCCAAATGCCTGGTCGAATCGAATCATGCGAATGTGCTCCCGTCAGAAGTGGCTTCGAATTTCCCGCGCGCCGGCCAGCGCATGGGCGCATCTGGTGTCTCATCGAGGAGCGTGTTTGTGCTCCAGTTGATCCAGCAATCTCCGCCCGAAGCGTTGCGCCCACCGACGTAGTCGCCTGACGTGAAGCCCGCCGGGATAGTGAGGGTGATGCCCGGCGTGAGCGCGACGTAATACACGCCGGCTGCTGCCGTGGTGTTTGCCGTGATGCGCGCAACTGCGGTGCCAGATGCCCCAGGCGCGGCAACGCCGATCACCCAATCCGCCTTGGCCGTGGCGCCCGCGTAGTCGTCCACGCCGATCACGAGCTGACCTGTCGATCCGTCGTAGCTCTGCACGACGCCGGCCATGTGATGATCGAGCGCGCTCGCCGACGTGGCCACGAGGTACATGCCGGCCACAAAGGAGCGCGAGGGCTCGATCGCGAACGTCTTGAGCCCGGCGCCCGGCGTGAGGCTGCTCGTGCTGGTGGCCTTGAGCTGCTCGGTGGCGAACACTTCGGCCTGGTCCCGGTACTGCTCCGCCAGGTCGCGCGCGGCCTCCGCGCCGACTCGGGCCGACGTTGCAATACCCGCCTGGGTCGTTGCCGTGCCTGCGGCGCCCGTGGCAATTGCGGCTTGGGTAGTCGCCGTGCCTGCGGCGCCCGTGGCGATGCCTGCCTGCGTGGTCGCGCCGTCCTCGGCGTCCTCGGCGGCGGACTGCGCAAGCTGGGCCGCATCTCGCGCGGCTTCGGCCGCGGCCCTTGCTGCGCTCGTGTCGCCCACTGCGCCGGCTGCCTCCTGTGCGTTGTGCTCCACGTTGTTGGCGAGGCCGTTGACTTCGCTGACGAAGACGCCCGGCGTCACGCCATCGGTCCCGCCCATGTGCACGCCGAAGCTGTAGGCCTTGCTGTTGTAGGTGCCCGCAGCACGGTCCGATAGCGCCGGGAACGGCGGGATCGGCGTGAGCTGGGCTGCTGGTTGGACTGCCATCAGATGCTGCCTTTCACAGTGAGGTTGAGTGAGGTCGTGGGCCAGTTGTCGCCGCGGATGGACCCGCTGACGAAGCCCAGGGTGTTGAGGTAGCCGTACCGCGGCAGGCCAGAGGCCTCGAAAGGCACGGCCACGTTCTCGATCTCGCAGAGGATCGCGTCGGCATACATGGCCTGCTCAGCGTCGATCACGACGCGGCAAGTGACGATGCGCGCGCTTGCCCGCGGGACGATGCTGTAGGTGCCGTCGTCGTTTTCCTTGCGGTAGCTGTAGCTCTTGCGCTGCGCCTCCGCGCCGTACTCGACGCCGCCCCAGCTCGCGTCACCGATGAGCTGGCGCCAGTCGCCGACCTTTATGTCGCCCACAGCAACGGCGCCGTCCTCGGGCGCGCTGATCGTCACGGTGACCTCTGCATTGGGCGCAATGGGTATGCCATCCAGACTGACTTTCTCCAGCGCTGGCAGCGGGCTAAACAGCAGCTCCCAGAAGCCTGCGGCCTGGGCGAACAAGTCACCGGACTTGCTCGCGATGACGGCGCCGCCGGGGGCATCGCGCACCACGATCGCATAGGTGGCACCTTCGGGGCCGTAGACGCTCACGCCATTGATGAACCCGGGCGAGAGCACATAGGTCACATCGCCAGTTGCGCGGGCCTTCGTGGACACGTAGTCATCGAAGGGCGCCATGCGGTCGGTTGGACCCTTGCGCAGCCAGTGCACGAAGTCCGTGTCGGGCTTGGCCGTGCGGCCCGAGTGGGCCTTGATGCACGAATAGACCGATCCGCTGTAGGTGCGCAGGTCGTCTACGGCATAGTTCGCTTCGGCAACCCAGGCAACCTCTCCACCAGCCGTATTTGGCTCCGGGATCGTGGTGCCTGCGCCGATCATGGCGGGGGCGATCTTGACTGGCACCATTACTCGCGCCGATGTCGTCATTGCACAGCCTCCACCATGAGGGTATTGCCGCCCCCCGATACATCGTCGAACTGTTCCACGAGCTGCGGCACACCGGCGGTGTTGTTCGCCGTGGCATCGGCCGCGGCACGCAGCTGAGCGACCTCTTCGCGCAGGGCGCGCAGCTCTGCCAACAGCTCTGTATTACTCCCCTGTCCCTGCATGGCGTAGACGCCCAAGCGGCCACCCACGTTTGCCAGCGGCATGATGGCCTCCGAACCACGCTCGCCCATCTGCGCGATGTTGAAGAGGGTTGGCCGCGAAACGACGCCGTTGGTAAACGCGCCGCCTGTGGCGAAGCCCGTGTAGCCATTGCGGCGGAACAGGTCTTCCATGTAGTCCGCACCGACGCCGTAAGCGTTGCCGATGTCAGCCGCCGACCAGCCGTAGATGCGTGCCATGTTGGCCATCGAGAGCACGGCCTGCGGGTCTTCGTGCGTGTTGCCGCGCGATTCCTCGTAGGTGAGGATCTTCCCGATCTCCCAACGGATCTGCTCATCCAGCGAGTACCCGGCGCTGCTGCCTGACCCACCGCCGCCTCCGCCGCCAGGGCTGTCCGGGCCGGAGACGAAGCCAGGGCGTCCGCTGGTCCCACCGCCCGGCGTCTCCTTAGGCGCGAAGATGGCAAGAAGCTGCTGGAAGTAGTCCGTCACCGTGCCCGTGAGAGCCAAGGTGCCGTTGACCATGTCGTCGGCGCGCTTGGCTAACGTGTCCAGGTAGTCGAGCTGTTCGTTGATTGCCTTGAGTTGGCGTTCTTCGATCGTGAGCTGATTGCCGCCAAGCTCTCCCAGCTCGGAGAGCTGCCCGGCCAGCACCAGCGCATCGCGGTCGCGCTCGAACTGGCTGACGTAGGCACCCGAGCTGATGCCGCCGCGCGCCGCGCTGATCGCATCCGACAGGCCGGTGTATCCCGTGATCGACGCGCCGCCGCGCACGCCGGCAAGCGCATCCTCGATGTAGACCATGCCCTGCGCGGCCATCATCTTCGCGGTGCTGTCCACTGTGCCGTACAGGTCGCGGGCGTTGGACTTGAGTAGTTGCACGCTGCTGCTGATCTGCCCGATGACGTCGCTGATCGCGCTGGCCTGCCCTTGCAGCTGGTCGCGAGCGCTATCGGCCGAACGCTTGAACATGTCGTAGGTGCTGTCGATCAGTGCCTTGCGGGCGTCCTCGGCCGCTTTCTTGGCGGTGTCTGCAGCAGACTGCGACAGCTGCTCAAAGTAGTCCGCAGCCTGGGCGAAGTTGCCGCTGATCGCCAGCAGGGAAGCGGCCAGCTCGGCATCGCCTGCGGCCATGGCCTCCTCGACTGCACGGCGGAACTGGGCCTTGGCGTCGTCTCCCATATTGGGATCGATGGTCAGGTCCAGGCCACCCAGCGCCGTGTTGAGCTGGCCGCGCAGCGCGTCCATGCGCTCGGCCTCGCTGTAGAAACCTTGATAGAAAGCGCTCGCACTGTTGACAAGTGCGTCGATGCCGCCCGCTGCGTTGAGCAGGCTCGTCTGCAGCTCGCCCGAGATGTCGGCGAACATCTCCATGTTGTTGCCGAGCTGCACGAATGCGGTGTTGACGACCGCGATCTGGTTGATGACGGCCGAGAGCTTGTCCATGTCGGCGGCGTCGCCAATGGACTCCAGCAACGTGTCCGCCCACTCCGGCAGGTCCATGTCCAGCAGCACGTCGCGCAGGCCCTGCCCGGCTTCGGCCAGGAACTCCTTCCAGCCCTTCTCACCGTCCGCGAAGATCCGCGGCGCCCACCGGGACTCGCGGTCGTCGTTCCAGTTCAGCAGTTCGCGGTCGCCCAGGGCGATGCGCAGCGCACCCCACGAACCGTCCTTGCTGCTGTCGTCGGCGAAGCCCAGGGCCACTTCGTAGCCCGCTGCCTGTCCGAACGACCGGGCGAAGCCATCCAGCGCGCCGCCCAGGCTCTGCGCCATGGTGGAGAGCACGCTACGCACTTGCTCGGAGTCCTGCACCCACGGCATGCCCGAGCCGAACTGGTTGTCGATGTTGTCGCGCGGGTTGTAGCCGGGCAGGCCTTCCTGGTCGTCCAAGAAGTCGAGGTTCGTGCGCAGGCCCTGGCCACGGCTCCACGCGGCCGAGCCGCCGATGTGCGGCGTGCCGGAGTCGTCCAGCCCATCTAGGAAGCCGCCGAGCATGCCGCCGATGAACGTCCCGATGCCCGGCATGATGTAGGTGCCGATGGCTTGGCCGATGGCCGAACCAGGCTTGCCTTGGCCCAGGCTGTAGATGGCCCCCAGGTAGCCCGCAGCAGAGCCGATGCCGCCGCTGAAGCCGGGAATGTCGCGCAACCATGTATCGACCTGGCCCACCGTGCGACCCAAGTCCATCATGTTGCCGCCCAGCGTGGTCCAGCCGCGGTTGATGGCTTCGGCGCCGGAGTTCCACAGCCAATCCGCACCGCCAGTGCCCCACGTGCCCCAGTTGGTCAGACCGCCGCCGCTGTTGGCAAGGCCATTGAGCATGCCCCCAGCGCCACCCACGGCTGCAGCTGGCCCGGTGCCCATCAGTCCACCGACCAACATCTGCACTTGAGGCTGCAGCACAAGCGTGGCGAACAGGCGTTTGAGGTACTGCGCAGCATCCTTGCCGCCGCCCATGATGTAGTCGGCCAGGGTGTCGCTGATGGTCTGCGCGGTGCGCTCCCAGTCTTTCGCAGCTTCGTCGGCGGCGCGTTTGTTGGCCTCGCGCGCTTCCTTGCTGCCAATCAGCCCCAGCAGTTCCCGGCGCGCATTGATCTCGCGTTGGATGGCCTCCCAACCCTCGGAGCCCTCGTAGAACCCCGCCTGCTTTTCCTCCAGGCGGGCGATGGCGACAAGTTCGATGGCCTCTGCCAAACTGACATTCAGTGCGTGCGAAAGCTCAATGGCCCGCGCCTCATCCTCCATCGAGTGGATGCGGTCCTGCACCGACTTGAGGGACTGGCGGGCGGCATCCTCTTGCGCGCGAATCCAAGCATCAATGCCTGCGGCCTCCCTGTTGCGTGCCGCCGCAATTTCCTGCGCGGCCTTCATCGCCTCGCGGGCCGCAATGTTCGCTTGCTCCGCTGCCTTGTGCTCGTCCAGGTAGCCCTCGATCACCGAGCGCTGCGCCGCACTGATGCCCTTGAGCGAGCCTTGCAGGTCTTCCGCGTACTTGATGCGCAGCTTCTGGTTCTCGGACAGCTTTGCGCCACCGGAGAGTTCAGCTTGCTCGGCGGCGATCTTCTCGCGCAAGGATTCCGTCAGGGATTTGTAGGCGTTGGCCTCTGCACTGGCGCGCGGCGCGGCCTTGTCCTTGTACTTCTCCTCGATGTTGGAGATCTCGGTCTTGAGGGCAGCCTGGAGCTGGAGCACGGCGTTGGTGTCGCCTTCCGCCTTGGCAATCAACTCTGCATTGCGCTTGCGAGCCTTGCCGATTTCCTCCTCGCGCATTTGAGCGCGAGTCTGGCGGCTGTTGTCGGAGAGGTACTTGTCCATCTCCGACTGAAATGCGGAGCGCTCCCGGTTTTGCCGCTGGACAACCGGGCTGTTGCCCATCCCCTCGGTGTAAACCTGAGGGCCGCCAAGCAGTGCGTCTTGCTCCTTTTTGGCCTGGCGCAGCTTCTCTACCAAACGCTCAGCATGGGCGTACGCCTCGCGCAGCATGAGGTTGCTACTGCCCTTCGCCCCGGAGGTACGCAAATCATCTAAGCTCCTCTCAGCCTGCTTTAGCTGGTTTCCGGTCTCTATGGCCGTGTATCCAATGGCCTGAACAGGGTTGATGAACTGGAGGGCCGCGCCAGCGCCCGCAAGCATCTGAGATGCGAAACCCTTCCCCTGCGCACGCGCGAGCTCCATAGAGACGGACACGCCGTCCATGGCGTCGGTGAGGATGGCAAGCTGCCCAGACCAGAACTGGCTTGCTCCGGAGTCACCAGAGTTCTTCTTTAGGCGTTCCCATGCTGTGTCGAACCGGTTCACCGCAGCGTCAAGGCGGTCCGCCGCCTTTTCTGCTGCACCGCCTAGGTTCTCCTCCAGAGCCTTGCCAAACTTGGGCAAGAAGTCCTCGGCCACGACTTGGCCTTGCTCCAGCATCTTGCCCAGTTCCGCCGTCGTGACACCCATAGCGCGTGCTGCGATTTGGAACGCGCCGGGCAGACGCTCGCCCAGTTGCCCCCGCAGCTCTTCGGCCTGCACAGTGCCCTTGCTGATCATCTGCTGCAGGGCCAGCAACACGCCGCTGGTCTGATCGGCGCGAAGGCCCATCACCGCCGAAGCCTTGGCAACGGACTCAAAGACCGCTGCAGCCTTCTGGCCTTCTAGCGCAGTACCCTTCGCCGCAGCCTGGAATTGCCCGTAAGCAGCGGCCGTGCTGGAAAACTGCAGTCCAAGGCTATTCGTCACCTTGCGCAGGTACTCGATTTCGCGCGCTCCATTCCCACCGGATGCAAAATCCAGCATGGTCTGCAGCCGCTGGGCAGAGGCGCTTGCCTCATACATAGCCATGGCTGCATCCTTCGCTCCGCGAACGATCGCGCTACCAACGAACGCAGACACCCCAGCGCGCGCAAGCGCCAGCATGGAAGCGTTCGACTCGTCGGCTGCGCCCTTCACCTCTCGCACGCCTGCGGCGGCATTACGTCCGGCAATGTCAATGGCCGCCATCTCTTTGGCCTTGGCAGTCATGCCGTCCATTGCCGCAGTAGTTGCTGATAGCGACCGCTGGAGGTCCACCATAGCTTTTGCCGCCGCGATGTGCTGCGCGCTATAGGCAGCGGCAGCCGCGCGAGCATCGTTCATGCTCGCCGCTTCCGCCGCGATGGACTGGGCCACAGAAGAAACAGAGCGCACGAACTGCTGCACGCCCTTTTCAGACGCCACCGCAGCCGCCCCAAGGCTCTTGATGCTGATCGCGCTCGCAGTGGAAGACGAGCTGAGCCTGTCCAGTTGGGCGGTATTGGCGCCGATGTTCTTGACGGACTTAGCCGCGCTATCAGCAGCCCCGCCAACCTTGCTCAGTCCGTCCGCCGTTTTGGCGGCGGTTCTGCCAACCGAATCAACAGCTTTCGGGGCGGAATTTGCCAAGTCATCAATGCTCTTGGCGGTCTTCTTCGCCGCGCCTTCTACCTGAGCCATGGCCTTTTCTACGGGCGCACCTTTTCCAGCGAGAACATCAAGGGCCTTGATGCCCTTATCGATACCGCTGGTGTCCATCGACAAGCCGATGGATTCGATTTCATCTGCCATGCGTGCGCCCAAAGAAAAAGCCCCGTGGCTTGCGACACGAGGCTCAAAATGGAAAAGGCCCGCACGGGGCGGGCCTTCGGAAGAATAACTAACTCACTGCGGTATTAGTGCGGTACCACAGTGTTTGCATTTGCGGGCGTCCTTCCGGACAAGTTCTCTGCATTCGGGGCAGCGAACATGAGTCTCTGCCGTAATCTTCTGGCCCGTCTCATCAGTGGCTGCGGCAGCCACCCCCCTCTTCGGGAACACCAAAACCAAGATCAGCCCAATCAACGGCGATAGCAAAGCTGCGATCAAAAACCAGCCAAAGCCGCTACGCCCCCGATTCCCGGCAATAACGCCGACCACCACTGCGCAGATGAGCCATCCAATGAAAATCTCCATACACCCTCCTTCCAGGATAGGGCATGCTACCTGATCGGCCCTATGCCATGCGCTCTCGGTCTTCACCTCCTGCCCGACCAATCAGCGATGACTTGCCAGCGCCTCGTGCACGGCATCAGGCCGGATTGCGGCGACACGCAGCAGCGCTTTCGCCGCACCAGATGGTTCACGGCGTCCTTGTTCCCAATCCTGTAAAGTCCGAGCGGAAACGCCCAGCATCCCGGCAAACTGCGACTGGGACAGTCCTAGCCTCTGCCTAGCCTCGGCTGCCGTGGTGATCTTCACCACGTTGACCTTGCCAACGTTGCTCGCTTTCACGTCGCGAATGGACTGGAGCAATTCAGCCCCAATGTCCCGCTTCGCGTCTCGCGTCTCCAGCTCTCGCTCATTCATTGCCACGGCCAAACTCCTCAGCGACTTGGCGCAGTATGTGCGCCGGGATGTTTTCTACGGCACCCTTGCCATAGATCACCAGCGCCACTACGACGCCGCTTGCGAGTCGGGTGGTGTAAATAACGCGCACACCGCCTCGCTTGCCCTTGCCTCCAGCGCCCCATCGGATCTTGCGGCAACCACCAGAGCCAGGGACAACGTCTCCAGCCTCCGGGTTGCCTGCGATGTAGGCCACGAATTCACCATGTTCGTCGTCTGACCAGTAATCCGGCCAAAACTTTGTGAACAGCGGAGACTCGATGACCGTGAGCAATTGCATGGCCCGATTATACGGCAATGCCGTATGGAAAGCTACTATTTCTCCTTCTTCGGCGCAAACTCATGCATGGTGGCGATGGCCTCAGCCTCCATCACCGCGAGCGCGTCATGCAAATCGTTCCATGCCTCGCTCTCCAGGCCTAGCCGGTCCATCATCGGATAGATGGCCTCCCATCGAAGGCCGTAGGGGACGGATCCCATTGGTGGCAACACCCACTTCGTGCCCACGCGCGAGAACAGCCCAAAGGCGGCTTCATTGTCTGGCCAGACCTCGACAATGGACGTCTCGTAGTCCTCCAGCTCGAAGCCTTCGGACTTGGCCTCCGACTCCGTGATCGGAGGCTCGTACAGCGCGCGGGCAAGGTCCTTCAGTTTCCCAGGCGGCCGTGAAACATTGCGGCATCGTAGGTGCCGAGAATCGCCTGGATCGCGCCGGGGAGAACGTCTTCCAGGGCCAGGAGGTTGTCAGCAGTGAAAGCGTCCTCCAACTGCCAGCCGGAGACGCCCTTGGTCACGAGCGCTGCAGCTTCCTTCATGCGGTCGCCCACCATCTGCGAGAACGAGAACTCCGCGTCTTTCAGCGGCTTGTCGTTGTCGCGGAGGTCTTGCAGGTGCGCGTCACGCAGCGCGAGCCATTCGGACTTGCGCATGCCCTTCGCGCGCATCTGCAGTTCCACCGACGTGCCGTCCAGGCGCGGCACGTTCACGGGCATGTCGAATTCGGGGGCAATGCCGCTCAGGCTCTTGATGCTGGCGGCGGGGATGGACTTTTGCTTGTCTTGCTTGCTCATAGTGGTCTTTCGCAGGAAGTAGATGCCCGTGCGCACCCTGGCCGTCCCTGCGAAAGGAACGAACCAGGATGCGTCGGTGCTGGGATGCCCTTGCGGGCGGGGATGGGATCAGGCCGCGTAGCGGGTGCTGATGTTCTGGGCGTTGAACGTGCCCTTGACGGTCACGGCCTGGCCTTCGGTGAGGGTTTCTTCCTCATTGAATGACACCTTGGCTGGAATCAGCGACACGGCGCCGGTCTTGGCGCGGCGGCGCACCACCGTGTCGGCGTTGGTGTCAGACAGCGTTTTCAGAGCCGTATAGGCAGGCGTGCCGATCATGTCGGCGTCCATGTCGAACGTGCGCTGAACAGCGTTGAAACCATCGTTCAGCACGATTTCCACGTCCGATTCGATGAACTTCACGTTCACAGTCTTGGCGTCACCGCCAGAGCTGGAGTGGTTCATGGTGCGGTCGAGGTCCACCCAGGTGGAGACTTTGCGCGCCGAGCCAACGCCACCGCCAGGGGTGAACAGTTCTGTGTTGCTGGTGTCGATGCCCTCCAGCACAAAGGCGTCCGTGGTCTGGCTCTTCACGCGAGCCGCGCGGAAGTTCAGCCGGCCCCAACCGCTGTAGATCAGCAGGATGTCGCCGACGCTGTAGCCGTGAGCAGTGCTGGAGCACGATGCCTCGGCGGCGTTGGTGATTGCGGAGATGGTCTTCGCGGTTGCGAGGACGGTAGCGACGGAGTGAACCGTGCCATTCGGCGTTCTGGCCATAGTGGTGCCTTTCTTTCGGACGAAAAAAAACCGCCTTTCAGCGGTTGGTTGCGCCCTCATCGGGCATGAATTGCCCTTACGGGCGGGAAATAAAAAAGCCACCCGGAGGTGGCAACCACGAAAGAGCGGTGTGGTAATCAGTGGAGAGGAAGGCCCGGCTGCATCTCCGCGGCAAGGGATGCGCGCTCAGCCCTGATGCCAGGCAAATCTTTCTTCCGGTCCAGCATCAGATGAGACCCAATGGAAGCTTTGGCCGCCGATGTCGCATCGCGGGTTTCCAGCGCGAGGCGTCGGTTCCACAAGGTGAAGGCCATGCGCTCAAGCTGTTCTGTCAAGCTGTCGAAAGCGGCAATGAAGCGCTCTTGCCATTCCTCGGCGCCGCGCAACTTGGTCGCCATGGCGATAAATCCGTTCTTGGTCATCAGGATTTCGGGCCGAGGCTCGCCCTTGGCGTCGAGATATTCAACCACCTGAAAATTCAGGGCGATGAAATCTTGAGAGTGGCGCCCCACGATTCGCGATTGATACAACTGCAGGATGTTGTCGTGACGCTTGTTGAAGCGCCGCGCCATCTTGCGACTGGAAGTCATCGGCTTCCCATCGTTAAGCGATACCAGTTCAGTGATTTCTTGCATACATGCTCTTTCATGGTTCAGAAACGAAAAAACCGCCTCAAGGGCGGTTTGCGGGGCCGGTCTTGCGCCGGTTAGGTCGCGATGAACGCGATCCAGGGGACTGACACGGGAACATGCCAACGGTTGCCATCAGGCATCCCGCCGCCGATCTTGGGCGTGTCGTTGATCTCCACCCGCACAGTGCCTTCGGTCAGGTACAGCACGGGCTTGAAGTGGTCGCGGATGGCCTGCGCCCGGGTCATCGCAGGCACCCGGCCGGCGTCCAGCGGATAGAACAGCGAGACCTGGAAGATGCCGCGCTCCTGGACCATGCTGCGCTCCAGGTCCATGTCCAACGGCGTGTTGAGCAGGTGGTGCAGACGCTGGTACGGCACGCCATCCACTGGGCCGAATGCCTTGTTCTCCACTGCAGTAGCGATGGCGGGCGCCATGGACAACAGGCGCTTTTCCAGCGCGGTTTGGATGAGGGCGATGCTCACTTGATGCTCTCCACGGCCTTTCTCACGGCGTCGCTGTAGGCTTGAACAGTAAGACGAACCATCCCGGAGGGCGCTTGCTGTGACCAGCCGTTTTCAAGGCGGCGGGCATACGGGAGGCTTTGCGTAAGCCAAATCGTTTGCCCTGGCCGCCACCCCTCCAAAGCCACAGCGGTGCGCCCCAATGCGCCCTGCCCGCTTTTGTCTGGCGGCTGACTGGTATCGGTGTTGATGCCCCCGATCCCGCAGGCCCAGTTGCCCTTGAAACGGCCGGTATCGACGGGGCTCTTCTCGATCATCCCGCTTTGCAGCTCCAGCGCGGCGCGGCGCACCACCAGGGCGGCCTTGTCGCCAGCGCGCTCGCAGAGCTTGTTGAGGTTCTCGGCAAAGCCCATGCTCACCTCCGGACGATCATTGTCACCAGCACCGAAGTACCGGCCGGGGCGAGGTTCTCCACACGCATGATGGTGTAGGTCTTGCCCGCCCAGGCGAGCCTTTGCGTGGGCTCGGGGATGGTCAGTCCCACGGCGGACAGGTAGGCCTGCTCGTCAGTCGCCAGCACAGTGGTCCCATCAACCAGTTT